GTCCGCACACCAGATCCTACTGTAACATAGGAATCTTGGATTTACCAAGACTTATGGTTACGATAAATACTCAGATTTTGCCAAAATATGGCAAGATTCAAGTAATTTCCGTAACAAGATAGGATTAGATGCAGTTTGCTTAACATAATTTTTATTACTAAAAATTATATTAGCATCAGATGATTTTAAAGTCTTAAAGTAGGGTAACCATTCCCCACCATATAGAACATCAAAATCATATGCTTGCTTCATTTGTGATAAATATGATTCTTCAACATATTTTCCATAAACGAAAGCATAAGGATGTGCATAAACAACATCCGGATTGCATCTTTCCTCTGAAGTGAAATATAAAAGAGCTCTTTCGAGTCTCATTTGTAAATCACCATAGTAGGAACTTGCTGCTTCTTCAAATGTTTGAACAATACAATTGATTAACATTGCTTTCGCTTTGTTAACCATATTGCATGATAGTTGAGGATAATCGTGATCCCTCTGAATCTCTCTTACGAGATTTAAGGACTCGTCATATCCTCTCAATCTATTGAACAACATTTTGGAATACTTTATCTTAATCTCCCTCTTCTTTCTGGATTTACTCCTAAAAGGAAAAGGGTGAGAAGAATAAAATATACAAACAGCATCTAAAATCGAAGTACATGGAATCCAACCCCTACTAAAGTGAAGACTAAGAAGTTCTATGAATCCAAAGTAAGATTTGGATTCACTTAGTCCAGCTTTAATAGGAAAAGGACTTATTTCACCAAAAGGAGTAAATAGTCGTTTCGCAAACTCAAATAGTGAATTACCTATATGAGATTTTTGAAATTGAATATCCATCCCAATAAGTGAAATAATTTCCATGTATTTCGAGGCTAGATCGTCATCGAAAATGATAATATCATCACCTAATAATTTATAATTCGCTTTATACCAAGAAATATTAATTTCTTGGCAGCAAACATAAATTAAAAAGTGATGACATAATGTGGTTAAAGGCCAAGAAGTATAAAATCCCATAGGGTTTCCAACATTATATCTAATGTTGTTATGAAACCCCTTAGGGTCTTTATACTCAAAGTCATAACCATTTAAAATATCATAC